CTACAAGTACAATAACATTATTTTGAATTCTATAACAATTCCAATTGCTCTTCTGTTATATCATATAATTCTACAATTGGTTCTAAACCCGATAGCACCACATCTGCTATTGTTTTTGACATACTCTTAAATTCAAATTTTGTTTTATATATACACTTGCTTCCTATTAATTTATAATTCCCATAACCATTCACTAGTTTATAATCACAATTTAATACATTATAAGGGAAATCTGGATAGAACTTTTGAATCTCAGTTGGTAATACACAATCAAATTGGTGGAATAATTTTCTAAATATTTTAAATGGTTTCGACATGTTTGAACGAGAATAACCCATGTAATTATATATAGCGACATCATCCCCTGACAACCCCGGATAAACAGTATCGAATTCGTAAATCTGAAAACTCCTAGGGTCTAACAAACTTGTGTCTATTCCATTGAGTATTGCTATTCCATCCATTATTTGTAAACCTTTTTTATCCTCACATAGTTTGATTTTAATGCTTTCCGTTCTTCTTTGGTAGAATGCAAAATGCTGCCCCCCAATTCTTCCTGTGCCAAAACATAATACCTTAGCTTTCTCTTTTTTACATTTTAATAGTGAATGATTTGACCACTGTGATGCCTTAAAGTCCACAACAACATTTCCTTCATAATAAAAAACTTTATCTTTATTTCCCTCTACTTCTTGAGTAACTTTAAATTCAGAATTAAAGTTGAAGACATATGGTTGTTTAAATACTTTTCCATTAATGAATTTAACTAGTGGTAAACCGGGTGCGCTTTTGAATCCTATTCCACTTTTCTTTTCTTGTACTTCTTGTTGAAATTCGAATTCCTCAAATGCTTCTATCGGGTAATCAGTGGATGGATGTGAATAATTAACTTGGTAATCAAATCCTAAGAATTTCTTACACCTAATTCTCTTCATGTCTGGTTTTATTAAGTAACTACTAGATCCCATAAAAGAAGGGTATGTATCTGATCTCCTCATCCTGCGAAAACTCACTGTTACATCGGGTGGTCTTAGTAATTCATACAATTCTATTACTTCACTTTTGATTTCTATTTCCCTTGTTACACAATCGACTATCGCCTTAAGGAAATCATCCCTCATTTTCTTCCGATCTTCTATTTTCATTGGCTTGGCCCACTTGAGATTGATGTTATCACCTTGGTCTACCTCTAATCTAATTCTTTCTGCTATATTCCTTGATCTCCTGGGTAGGTTGTCTAATTTATCAACTTTTAAAATTTTCTTTTTGGTCTTTTTTGAGTATTCTTTTGCAAATGGTCCCATCAGCGATATTATACCTTTTTTTAATTTCGGTATTTCTTCTTCAGAATGTCTCGATAATATAAACTCAAAAACTTTTAAGTCCCTGGGAAAAAACCCTGAGATGAGTTCTTCTAAACTCCTTGGCAAAAGTTTAACTTCCTCTAGGAAATCCACTTGTGATTCTGTTAATAACCATTTTGAACGTAGTTCACTTTTCCCACCTTGAAGAGCTGACATAGACAATGATGGTGAGTCTCCCCAAAAAATTGTTGATCTAGCATCTGAAACAATTTGCATTATATCTTTAACAATTGATGTACTCTTTAAGGGTTGGTTTACTAATACAGAAAAAATAGGTCCCTGACTCACCATTCCTGTCCTGGTTATGCAAGTGTTATTAATTTCAATTGATGATTCGACACAGGAAAATTTCTTCTCATTATTAAGCATCATTACCTTTTTGCAGTCTTCCAGAGGTCTTATCAACGCAGCATTTATTAAAAAATTTGAGTTGTAGCCTGGTTTTATTGTCATTCCTTTTCCCACGTCATCAGAGGTTACAGCAGCAAAAGTTTCTTCTATTCCATCATATAATAATCTAACAGTATTAATGTCCCCAGCAGTCTTCATGGAATTAATAACAGAAGCCCCAATGACATCAATCCCCTGGAGAAAATGAGCATACATCCGTATCACAGGGACTTTCTTAAATGACTTACTCTGTTCCCGAGTTATTGATGAAATATTTTCTATTCCTTCTAAGTCATCTTTTGCCAATTGACTCTCGAGATCATAGTCAAATGGAAAAATTAGGTCTCTATGTGTATTCATTCTTTGAATTGCTGATGAAGTCACAACTGAAGTATTTCCTGATATTATTGCAATAACAATATAAGCTAATGACATTTCTTCTGGGTAGTTGTAACCTGAATGAAAAGATCGATCTTCACTAGTAAGACCTTTTGCTAGTTTACTCCTAAGAATTTTCCCAAAACCTTCCACAAAGGACAAGTGTTTAGATGTGTCTTTCATATGGTCAACTTCTACTGTTTTACTAACAATGCTAATTAGGGATTCTCTAGCTAATTGGAAGGGCCTTGTCTCTATGGTCATTTGCTCAATATCTCTATCTCCAGATTTTTGATCTTTTGCATGAACACTGAAGATATTACGTATTTTTTCGTTCTTTTTATTTAGTTTAATAAGCAATTCGTGTGCACCCTTAGATTCTGGTAATTTTCCCATCGTCATGAACACTTTCCTATTTTTTGCAATACCATCCTCTATTGATAAGTTATTTGAACCAGATACCATTTTTTGTATACAGAAGTCAGTTGATTCTTGTGTCAAGCCAGTAGATTCTAGATCATTTTCATTAATTTTCACTATCGCCATGAAATACACTATGTTTAAATGTGGGAAATCTGGTGATTGGTCCATTAGAACTTTGTAGTCATCATAAGAACAACCCTCCTTCTGCATCTTAGTCAAAAAGTCCCACTGTAACTTCAAGTATTTAAGACGTTCGTGCCTATTCTCCTGGTCATATCTTGCAGCAAGTAACACCTTACTCATGCATCTTGTGGAATGTTTACTCACTCGTATATGCCAATTCATTCCTAATGGTAAATCTTTTTCAAGTGACAATAATACTAATGGGAAAGAAAATAGTGGTGTTTTATCATATCTTTTTGGGGATGTAATATATTTTTTGCACAAATGGAGATACAAAAAATCGGGGAAACTCAATAATGTGTTGACTTCAACTTGTGAATCTATGAGGGCTTGTAGATTACCTGACCTATTTATGTGACATGTTGTTATATATCTTGAATTACCAGAAATTTTGCTAGTTTGCCATGACGACCACCTCCAACAATTAAACATAACTAATAAAGACATTAATGTTTCTTTGTATTGATAAGTTTTGATCATTGGTTGTATGGTTATATAGATATTCAATAATTTTGCTGGTAAAAGAGTGGAGAATCGTATAAAAGACAAAGATGCTTTAAAAACTGATGACCTATATATTCCCTTAGAAAAGAAATACTTTCCAACAACATCTTCTCCATAACAGGGGGGTTCAAAAGAATAAAAAATACAATTATAATACAAACCAGAGCCATTATTATTCCAGGATATACCAATCTTAGAGTACTTAGAATAGAAATTCCCTTTCTTCCCCTGAATTTTACCTAGTAATTCCGCCTCTATTTCAGCAGCTTGAATAGTACAATATTTTCCAAAATCCCTCCTGAGTAACTCTTCAATTGTCGTAGCTTCGGGTTTTGCTTCTATCCTGATATGCTTTGCTTCCATCTTACAATAATATTCTGGATCCTTATCTTGTGTTAAAGTTCTAAAAGTAGTTGATCCAGATTCATAATCATCCACATTAACTTTGAAATCTATTCTTCTTTTTAATTCGTCAGCTTCTAATTCCTTTGAATCAAACATTAATACCTTATAACAACATGGGTATTTAATTTCTTCTAATGCTGATATTTTTGCTGCCTTAGGTTTTGTCATGTTTTCTATTACTTTATCTGGATTCGAAGCTTCTTTGAAATCAGGGTTATATGTAGTGCCACGCACCTGTTCTTTGTACCATTTTAAATGGAAACTCTTCAACCCCGAAAATTGCTCATTTGTTGTCATTCTTATAACTTCATGAAGATCGCTAATTACAGGAGTATAAGGACTTGGACCATTATCAATACTACCACCAAGAAAGTAATCAGTTTCGTAATGGTCTTCTTTCATCGATAGTTTGATAATATCTGCCTCTATTGTTTTTGATTTAATGAGAAGAGTAAATAACAAATACTTGTTAATGACCCAATCTGCCTTTGTCTTCCTGAATTCAAAAGAATTTCCAGTTACTTCGATTAAAATACCATCAGTTTTAACATCACAACCATCAATTGGTTCTAAAATTCCTCTGTTCACCACGATTATGCAAGCACACAAATGTAAAAATGAGCTATAACCTAATCCTGAACCCTTTCCACGAACTTCTTCATTATAAATGCTGGCCTTTTCCACCACATTTTCTACATTAAGGGGTATCGATGAAATATATTTTTCAGTTTTTGCCTTACCGACTATATATTCTTTAATCGTTTTTCCATCTTTAACACTTCTGATTACAAGGTCCTTCTTCTTCACAACAATTTCTGGTAAACAATTTTCATCATATTCAAATAAATCAATGTCTCTATAAAATCTTCTCCCTGGTGGTGCATTAACTTCAACAATTTCTTTCTCTCTAATTATTCCAAAGTTACTCTGTTTCTCACCTGGGACATCAAACTTGAATGCATTTTCCAGATCAATATGCTCTTTAGAAAATTCTTCTTCTTTGTCATCTTCCAGATCTTCTTGGTTCAGGCCCTCCATCAATTCAAACAAATAATCTTCGTCTTCTTCATCAAATTCAAATCCATGTTCTTCTTCTTCGAATTCATCAACTTTTGTTAAAACTACTGTTGGATCATATTCACTCATTTCCTTTATTGTTCCAGATTATCTCTTTTTGCTACTT